GGAGTCTCGCGGAACGAGGCAGAAGGAGTTTGACAGCATAATGAGTGGTACATTTCCATTAACAACAGGTTTCACAACTTTAAATTTCACAAGCAACAGCAACACAAGAGTCACGGTGAGCGTGTCTGGCAAAACGCAGAGACTTAAGACTGGAGAACAGTATTGGAGTTTCAGTCTTAAATCTCCCAAGCAGAACAGGGCAGAGGCCATGGTTGATTACAGTTTCCTAGTCACACAAGACGGACAGGCTGGATCATTCACCATAGTGCCACCAGAGATCAGCAGTGCCAGAGGCACAGCATCAGGAACACTGACCAATGACGCCACGGTGGCGGCAGGACAGAGTGCTTGCCAGACAGATGGAGGATCAGGAACACTGTTGAAAGGTGACCTAATCAAGTTTTCAAATCACGACAAGGTGTACATGGTGACGGCAGACAAGACCATCAGTGGCACCAATGACGCAATCAGTTTCTATCCACCTTTGACCACGGGCCTAACAAGTTCCACAACATTGACCTATGACAACGTGCCGTTCAAGGTGCACTTGACTGGTGACAACATGCAACTGAAGACAACGATTGATGGATCATATCAATACGAGATAAAATTAAATGAGGAGATCTAATGCCAAGACAGTTAGCATCCTCACTACAGACTAAACTAGCGGCAAGCACGGTATTCCCAGCAGACCTGATAGAACTACATCTATCATCAAATCTGTACTTGACTTCAACCAACATAGACATTGACTTTGACAGTTCTACTGCACCTGACTCAGGTACCAACACGTACCTTGCACAGGGACAGTTCCTGTATTTTGGCAACATAGTTGAAAGTTCAGACCTAAGGGTTGGACAGATTGACCTAACGTTCACAGCGGTAGACACCACAACGGTGGCATTGTTGTTGAACAACAACTACATGAACAAGAGGGTGGTGATCTACAGGGCAATCCTGCAGGACGATTACACTTTCACATCAGATGACGTGTTCACTATCTTTGATGGCAGGATAATGAATTACAGCATAAGGGAGACGAACTCAACTGCCACAGTCACCATGACCATCAGTAGCCTGTTCGCAGACTTTGAAAGGACCAATGGCAGGAAGACCAATCCTGCATCACAGCAGATACATTTCAGCGGAGACCTAGGAATGGATTTCTCAGCACAGATAGTCAAAGACATCAAGTGGGGCAAAGCATAATGGACATCAGAGATTTCCACATAAAAGATTTTGAACAGTTCAATGAACTGGCCTACAAGGCAGTGTTTGAACGAGGTTTCGTTGACACTGAATTCAACAAACAGAATTGGAACACACACATGAAACGATTGGTGGTGTTGAACAGCAACGTGGTCAGATGTGTGTTTGACAAGGCAGACATGATTGGATTCTACATCTTGCAATTACACAACCTACCATGGAACCACAGAACACAGGGATTGTTCACACTGATACATCTCACAGGTGACAACAGGACACCAGAATTATATGCGTCTTTATTCAGAGATGCACAGGCAGTGGCACAGGCCAACAACTGTGAAAAGATACAGACAACTGACCAAAGCATCATGGGTGACACCACATTGAAATTGAATCTTTTACATGGTCAGGAATACAACCAAATAGACTTCGTTTGGGAGAAAAAAATAGATGGATAAGCAAAGGTACACAAAAAAGGTTTACCAGCGAAATAAAGACCTCTCTGTGCGTTTAAAGGGTATGAAATACACTGTTGATACAGTGATAGACTTCTACAGCAAGTTTGATCGTTATGCACATCTTACCTATGTTGATCTTTACCAACATATCTCTCCAAGCATCAGGAATGGACAGTACAAAATTTTCTTCAAGGACGACAACATCACAGGTTTCACTAATTGGGCGTTCTGCAGTAATAGTGTGTTAAAAAGATTCCTAAGCAACGGTAAATTGTACACCATGGATTGGATGAGTGGTTTCAATCTACTGTACGTTGACTTCGTGGCATCAGAGGATGCGTTTGACGTCATGAGATGGTTGAAGAATCACAGCACAAGGATGATGGGTGCCAACAGGCCAATATACTGGGCGAGAAGCACACCTAACAGGATCAAAAGAATAACAAAACAAACAACCAAGGAGCATTGGCTATGGGCGGAGTAGTAAGATCAATCACCAAGGCAGTAAAGGGTGTAGTCAAAGGAGTTGGCAAGGTAGTTGGCAGTGTGGTATCAGCAGTGACATCACCATTTGGTGCCAGCACAGACGTACCTGACTACGACATTGGACAGGACCAAACAGAAGCGATACAGGGTGTACTGGTCAACAAGGATTCAGCCACATCAGCAGTACCCGTAATCTACGGTGAGAGACAGGTTGGTGGCACACGTGTCTTCGTGTCAACGAATGGCACGACTAATCAATACCTGTACGTGGCCATGGTTTTGGCAGAAGGGCAAGTGAACGCCCTAACAAAAATTTTCATAGACGGCAACGAAGTGGCGCTGACCAGTTATGCACACGGCACACAGGCGACACCAAGTTCCAGCAGTAATAGATATCATGACAGGTTGAAGGTACAGTTCTTTGACGGCAGGGATGACCAAGTTTCAAGCACCCTGTTGAGCGAGGCTCCAACCTGGGGTAGCAGTCACAGACTGAGGGGATTGGCCTACGTGGCACTGAGATTTGAATGGAAGAAGATTGAATCACAGGCGGACGCAGACAACAATCCGTACTCTGGGGGCATACCACAGATAAGATCACAGATACAGGGCAGGAAGATACTGGACATCACTGGCATCAATCCTGCTTCATACAACACAGCCTACGCATCAGACTCAGTGGCGTTCTCAAAGAACCCAGTCAACGTGTTGGCAGACTACTTGCGTAATCCACGATATGGCAAGGGACTTGACAACTCAGTCTTTGACTGGGCCAGTTTCAAGACCGCGGCGCAACAGTGTGCCCAGACAGTGACCTATGCTGACAACTCAACAGGGTTGGCTTTCACCTGTGATGCGGTACTAGACACCAAGAATTCAGTCATGAGTAATTGCAAGATAATCCTTGCTGGTTTCAGGGGCATCATGCCCTACCAACAGGGCAAGTATTTCCTAAAAGTGGAGAATGGGGGCGATGACTCAGACATCACTGCCACACCAGGCTCACCAACCACAGTTTTCACGATCACCAATGATCACATCATTGGCGGTATGACCCTTGAGGGCGAGAGCAAACAGCACAAGGCCAACAGGTGCATAGTGACCTACATTGACCCAACCGCTGACTACGAACCCAACGAGGTGCTGTACCCAACTGAGGGTAGCACGGATGACAACACATTCATGGCACAGGACAACAGCATAAGACTGGAGAAGAAGGTGACACTGCCAACCATAGCGGACAGGAAGATAGCGGAGCAGTACGCCCGTGTGTTCGTGCGTAGATCACGTTCAGAGAAGTTCATCAGTTTCGCCACAAACCTGGCCACGTCCAACACCACTGTTGGAGACCTAATACGTGTGGTCAACAGCAACCTAGGGGTTGACGCCACGTTCAGGATCATGGACATGAGGCTCAACACCGCTGGCAACATTGAGATAAACGCCATTGAACACCAACCAAATTCATACGCCATAGATGCGTCAGGCACGGACTACACGAGGCCAACCACCAACCTACCTGATCCATTCACGGTGGCGGCACCAACCAGTCTCGCACTGGCATCAGGATCAGCACAGAATCTAACAACCAACTCAGGTGGCTACGTGGCGTCAAACAGCACACTGGTCAGGATCAAGGCCTCATGGACGGCATCCACTGACCCATTCACCACTGAGTACATCGTGCAGTTCAAACTGAGTTCAGACTCCACATTCACCACGGCAGGCATCACCAATGACACGGAGTTCTTCATACAGAACGTGCTCACTGGTAGCAACTACGATGTGAGGGTGGCGGCCAGGAACGAGTTGAACAGGCGTTCAAACTTCGTGGCAGTCACTGGACACACAGTCGCCACTTAATGATACACCAAGAGTACCTCACCAGGCTCAAACAGTTTGGTTTCTGGAGGTGTGACCTGGGCAGGACCAGGGGCAAGGGCACGGTGGCCTGTGCGGGAGGTCCATACCACAGTTGCAGGTTTGAATTCCTGCCCAAGATCAGGGTACGCACACACAAACTGGAGCACAAACCAGTGATCAGGCAATTTTGGTAGATCTGGTGGATCTGGTGTGAACCATGAAAAACTTGACTTTCTGGTGCTGAGCATATATACTTTAGGAAACAGGCATATACAGGCACACACAGACACAGCACAGCGGAGCACTCACACAGCAAGAACGCGACAGTCAACAGGCACAATCAATCATGGCAGAGCGGGACTCCTGAACACCACCGCGGGAGTTTAAACAAAACGATGATGTACGGCAAGGATCAATGCCACCCGCACAAACAAACATCTGGATGACGGCAGGTCAAACTCACATGAAGTCACCACCTGGAAACAGGTGGACTCTGACCAATCAATCTACATGAAGTCCTAGACGAGAAAATGAATATGAGCACAGCGAATATTCAGGTGGCAACTGCCGCCTCATAAATACAGTTGTGATTGTGTGTTGTCACACACGATGCTCGTATATGACTTATAAGTCACACAGTCACAGAGTTCTATGTCATAGAATTCACCCCTTGCGATGTGGCCAGTCTAGTCTGTTAATATATGCCATATGACAATTCCTAACACTGCCACATCGCGTTTCATTAAATACTGACGCCTCAACTCCTTGCAAAGACGTAGAGGTCATGATGTGTGGCTCCAACACACTCCTTACAGGGTTGTTTTCCTAAAACCACACATCATGCAGTAGATCTCACGCACAGGTTGTGGAGCACTCCTAAAAAACCCCCATATTACGCCGTTTCTAGCAGGTTGACGCATCGCCAAGATGTGCTATAATTTAGAACAACAACACAACAACAAAGGGAGAAAACAGTATGGGACAGGCAAAGGACAGAGGCAGTTTAGAAGACAGGATACGACAGGCAACAATGCCCAGTTTCCACAGGGAACTAAAAACACTTGTCACGACAACTAGATTTGAGATCACATATGATCGTTCAGGTCTAACAGATCAACAATGCAAATTCGCAGACGACGGCATCGCAGGACTGATGCAACAACAACACAAATGGGGTGATATGAAACATCTACGAGGCACGGTGCATTTTGGCACATCCAAAGATTGCGGCGCTATGATGGTGAAATTGACGAAGAAGCAGTTGAAGGAGTGGCCAGCACTGATACAGGAATACAAGGATATGTTCTTGTCGCAGTATTGGGCGACCACGAATCAACCAGTGAAGATCAGCAAAACCTATTTGGACAAGATCATCAAAGGCACGGCACCACAACCAATTGGCATAAAATTGTCAGATGTGCCCGCGAATGGATACACCAATTTTGCGGTAGCAGTGGCCTACACATACAGATCAATGCAGGTAGCGAAGCAGAGTATTGGTGACCTATGTCCGCCAGAAGCAACGCCAGGCAACAGCCTATACAACACTGAATTCATCGCAAAGGTCAAAGAAGCATTGTCATATCTGGGCACCTATGTTAAATGTGATTGGCAACCTGGTAAGATGATCACAACGAGATTAGAGAAGGCAGATCTACAATAATGCCAGAAAGTGTTGCATTTTTACAACACCTGGCCAGGTTGACGCATTACCAAGATGTGCTACAATGTATTATGAACAAACAACAAAAAGGGAGGAAATAGTATGAAACTAAAAGGCAAAGCAAGAGCAAGGGCCAGAGCAAAGGCATTCAAACAGTCACAAGCCAACTTCAACAACTTACCAGAAGACATTAGAAATGGATTTGCAAAGGATTTTGGCCAGGTGTGTCACGATGTGGGCAAGACCAGGTATGATATGGGTATGCAGAGATGGGCACTGGAAATGGTATCCGCGAATGTGAACAAATTGCCACACAGGATAGGTGAATACACAATGACAGTTGGATATGGTGAACCTGTCAAAGAGTATTGTGCCACTTGGGGTATCACTGCCACACAGAGATCACAGATAGCAGATCTTATGCGAAAAGGACATATGGGATTCCATATTGACTTTGAGGTAGGCCAACCAGAAGCCAGCAAATTTGAGACCATTAGAGTGCTGAATATAAAGCGGATCACACCCAGCAAAGAGACCTATACAGCAGGTGGCGATTTCAATATTATCACTTTGCACGGCACAGCAAGTCTGTCACAGATGGCGGATAGTTTTGCCAATCCGCAAGTGGTGGAGATAGCATAATGATACTGATCAAACCTAAACAATTACAAGCATTGGAGAGTCGCTTTGGTGTTGACAGCCACAAATTACCCAGCAACATCCAGGACTACACAGAAGCACAACATCAATTCATGCACTGCCTTTTCAGAGACCACGACACAAAAGGCAGGAGTTATGGACAGATAGCAGGACTGGGATTCTATGAAAAACCCAAGCACCCGTTCGTCATTGAACCAATTGTGATAGATGACCTAGACGAGGAGACAGCATAGACCCAGGATTAGACAGCAATTACTCACTCAAGCGTCAGCATTTGCGTCACGGGTTTTTCGCGGTAGAAGTAGCATAAGGAGGGGTATGTGGGGCAGTACAGGCACCGTACGACATGGTCAAGGCGGCCTCTGGTAATCAATCTGTAGAAAACCATTATCAACCCCCAGATCTGGGTCTACACCACCTTAAAACACCGTTCTGACCGCCTTTTTACCGTGTTTTTACGGTTGACAAAGGGTCTAATCGTGCTAATATTAAGTAATAATCCTATAGATCTGACTATTCCGCCAGAGGTTGACACAATTACCAAATGTGTTATAATAGTAATATGCAAGACAGCAACACAAACACAACACCAGGCCCTAGTGCAAAATTAAGTAGCACCATGATGGCGAAGCCCAGCGGAATCAAGTACGCGACGTTGTGGTGTTGGCGGTCTTCTATAGTTAGAGAGTCTTCAACCAGGTTTTATTTGTTATTTCTCCTGGTTGAAATGTGTCAACCGTGATGGTACCATGGTTGACACAATTACCAATTCATGTTATAATGGTAATACCAATATGGCAAAACAAATAGGAGAAACAGATGACAAGAACAACGATAGTTTATAGCACATCACAGCAACCTTACCACTGGGACGACCAGGGCGGTGACAAACGACAGGACGACTGCTACACACTGATGGTGCACAAGGAACATGCCACACAGAGCATTGAGGAACTGAAGGCTGATGGCTACCACATAGTCAGTGTGGCGGACCAGGAACAGCACAGACAGGCCGCATAGGTTGACACCGTGGCCCATGGCGTGTATAATAGTACAAGTCAGGTGAGGGTGAACCCCAACACACTGGCCTATTAAAAAGTGGGGGACGTCACTATCTGTTATGGCCAATATCTGACCGTGACGTCCCCTGAATCTAGGCTGGCGTGGTGCCGTACTTCAATTACAAAAATATCCACATCATGGGGGCCAGTTGACAGGAACCAGATCCGTGCTATAATCGTACTATGACAAAATTAAGAACTATATCAAAATGGTATCACGCCTCACCCATGGAGAACCTGGAATCCATACTCAGC